ATCCAGGATCAATCCCGCATAAAGCAAGGGCTTGAGACGATTAGCCCCTTCGCCCTCGTACATATCCCGTGTGTTCTTGATGAGTTGGCGTTCTCTCGTTAAGCCATCTAGCCCAGCCCGCTCCACGACAGCGAACCAGTTACCACGGCCTGCATCACGTAACGCCTCAATCAGAATGTCATCACCGCCCTGCGTTACCGCCGTGCTGAAGGAAGCAATGTTATCGATGGTCTTACGCTGCCCTGTCTTATCGGTGAAGTTATACACAGCCACCACAGCCTTGGTATTAGGGGGCGGTAAGTTAAGCAGTTGGTGTGCCGAACTCGGGACAATCTCTGGACCTTTGGGTTGTTTGGCTAAACCAGAGCCAGCGCCCACAATGGCCGCACAGCCGTTAAGCAATAAAGCCCCAGCGATAAGCAATAAGACTTTCATCCATCACCACTATCACACTCAGTCCAGCAGCCACCGAAGTTACCCACTGGGATCACAATCTCCGTGGTGGAGATCAACTCGCCATCGAACCACTCTTCCACGGTCAATGTGATCGTTACGCCGTTATTGACCCACCGGAGGATGTTCCCCTCCAGATTAATTTCCCCCACGATGGGGTTCTCTGCCGAAGGAATACCATCGTAATTGAACAATGATTCACTAAGGTCTTTAGCCAGCGTCGAATAGATACGAGACTCAAGGTTACGCACAAACCGCGCAAGAACCGTGTTGTCTGCTTCTCGTGCGATCTCATCTAACTCATCCTGAAGGTCGCCTGCAATCTTCTCGGCACGAGATCGTTCTTGCTCATCGATGGTGAGGTAATGGGCCGACTGATTAACGCCGCTAAAGCTGGGATTGCCAAAGCCATGGACTAACTCAGACCCCCAGATGCGATCAAATGTTCCGAAGGCTAAATAATACAAGCTGCCAACAACGAGAACCTGAGCAACGCGCTTATTAATCCTTACGTTGGTCATCCCGTTCTGCCTTAGCGATCTTTTCATGGTCAATCAGATTAGGCACACCCAGCAACGTTTTCAGCAATACGTCTTGGCGGATCGTCTGATTATCTACCGCTCTCACACGATCAATGAGACTGATGATAATGCCGTGCTGCGTCTCTAGCTGGGTCATCAGCCGATGTTCCATGTTATCCATTTTGGTATTGATGCTGTCATCAATCGCATCAACTTTCTGCTCAAGGGTGTTCATGATCTTGCCGAGAAGTTGCCACAACAACCAACCAAGACCTAGAAGTCCAGCAACGGGTACGCCAACCTCGTTGATGATGGTAACGAAATCGTTCATTACTCAAACAGTGCGTACGATTTCCCGTAGTACACCAGCGCTTGGTTACGATTCAAATCTTCAGCAACGTAAGAAACATGAATCCAACCACTGTTAGGATCTTTCCCATCATAGAACTCTAAGATCAATTGATCGAAATTGAGGTTATCTTTAACCCATCGGGCAACCTCTTCATTGCTGATGCCCGTTAACTCAAAGTCCACCGCTTGGCCTAAACAGTGCTGGCTGGAAGCTTTTGATCCAATGGCTTTATTCAACTCAGCACAACGAAAGGCACTGCTGGGCGCAAAGGGCCGACCAAAATGCACACGCACAGGCTCAAGAATCTTCTCAGCTAAAGTCGTTAACCGCTTAAATTCTATTTCGTTAGGAAGATTGGTGATGTCCAAACGTTCTGCTGTTGATGACTTACACATCTCACCTAACGTGAAGTGATCACTGACTTTGGTTGATCTATCCATGCTAAAGGATGGCCACGTCGATTGATCCGGCGGTGATAACTTGGAGGGTTCCAAGGGTTCCTGTGCCACTGACTCCTGCGGTTTCTGGGGTGGAAATATTTTCCCACCGATCAGTTTCCCAAACTTGAAGAACGCTTTCATTAAGGTTCCAAATGACATCGCCATCGTTGAATTTTAACTGGTCTCGCTTGCTAACGATAAATGCAGGGGTAGCGTTGGTGTCATAAGCACCTAAGTTAAGTTCCAACACCCGAATGAGTTTGTTAAAAATATCCTTACGAACTTCAGGCTCTGTAGCTAAAGGTAAGCGTGTCTCTAAAAGACGAGCCATTACCGCCTACCGTTTGCCTGAAGATCAAGCCGAGTACCACCTATACGGAAGCCCACACCAAGTCGAACCCCTGCAGCCGCATCATCATCAGACTCAAAGCGAAGAACTGCTTGTCTAGCACGAGCACGCATATCCACCTTGGTGGTTGAAGCGGTGAAAGCCGTGGTGCTATCTGTGGTCAATGAATCGGCTGGGTAATTCCGGGTCTTTAACACCACGTTCAGCGTCTGATCCGAACCCCCATCACCTGTGAACTTCACGTCAGGAATCATACGGCGGATAAACTGAAAGTCTTCACCCTCACCTAGATCAAAATCACCGGACTCAACATAGACACTATCCATCGGAGAGCCATCGTCATCATTCCCAGTCTCTTGCTTGTAAAGATAATCGGAACTGTTCGACTTTCCTGTCGCCCGAGGATAAGACTCAATGCCTTCATCCAACCATGCCGTGCGTGCTAACTGGCCAATGGCCCATGTACCTTCAACATAGTTATAGGTTACGTATCGATCAATGGTGGTCGATGAAGATGAGCAATAGAACCATCCGACTTCATCAAATTGCTTGTTCAAGAACGCAAAGAATTGATACGCCTGGCCTTCGTTAAAATCATCAAAGACATAGCTATGCACTGATGAAGGTAATGGCGCCACCGAACCTGTATAGCTATAGAACCCCTTGCGATCCATCCAATAAATACCTGAAGGCGTATTGATGGCGGCATTAGGGCCAATCAGGCTAACCCCTTGGTTAACTAAGTTAAGCCCAAAGGTAAACGGTGCCCCAATGAACTGCAGGCTGTACAGCGCAGTATCTGTCCAGATCAACGTTTCCTGACGAGCTCGTAAACCACCAATGATCTCTGAGCCAGCAGATGCCCGTAGGGAACCAGCCGTATTCGTAGACCGTGGTTGCCATTCCAAAATGTTTTCCTGATCGCACCAAGAGATCAGCAACGGATCAATAGAGCCTGTCCGTGATGTACCTGAAATTGGATCAGAACCCAGCACCAGTACATGCCGATCTACGTCTGAAACAATCACTTGAAATCCCTTGGTGGGCGCAAGATTGGAATTCGTTAATGAAGAGAAAGCAACCGCTCGAGTCCCTACACCGTTGGTGTTATCCCAATAGTAAAGACCACCCGCTCGAGGACAGGCAACTAAGTCCTCACCAAAATTATCAATGCTCCAAAGGCGCAACTGATTAGAATCAGAAAGCGTTGCAGCTTCACCCCAACCACCAGCACCCCAAGTACCTGCACCCCAACCTGAACTGGAAACATAGACATCCAGACCGCAGTTGATCTGGTACGCCCCAACAACACTAGAACCCCCATTACCAGAGTCACTGCTGTTAGCCGTTACTTCATCCCCTGACGTATCTTTAGCCGTGAACGTATAGGTGTTCGCCGTAGGCACTGTAGCAATCTGATATTCCTGATTGAGTACATCAGCGGTGATTAATCCACCAAGAGTAGCTGCACCTGAAAAAGTAACGAAATCACCTTCCACCGCACCATGAGATGTGTTGGTTGCCGTGATGGTGGAAGAGCCATCAGTGGCTGCAAAGGTGACAGCACCAGCAGCAGTGGTCGTTCGAATCGGAGTGATGTCATTGAAGCCCGTACCCTGCTGGATATAGAGCTTGTAACGAGTACCTAAACCCAGAAGTTTGGTGCCTGCCAGATTAACCCAGCCATGGAGGATGCGGCCCGTGCCCTCATACGTGGTGGTGACTTCTTTAAGCCATCCGCCAATCTTTTCAGGAAACCCTTTGCGAAAACGAACTAGATTGCCATCAAACCAACCGCCTTCTGCGGTGTAGGCTGTTCCCTCTCGATTGATCCCTGGATTGAAAAGAAATTTTTGGAGAGGCACTGCATTCCTCTAAATTATGTTAGTGACCCATGTGGCGCCAGCGGTGGTTAAAACAGTAGCAATCACCAGCCATGCCAACCTTTCCCATCGGGCCGAGTGAGCATCAGTTACTTTACGTAACTCCCGAAGCTCTACTATAGCTTCTCCCCAGCGCTCTCCACATTCTTTTTCATGAAGAGCAATGCGATCCAGCGCCTCAATCGCTAGTTGCATGGCCGTGTGTTTTACGACAGGCCGCTTAGCTTTAGCTTTCTCCCGGCTTTTGTTTGCTTTTGCCGACATTGATTGCCAGTAAGTCAATAAATTTGTAGAGCTTTCCAATCCAAACATCATCCTTCGGCGTAGGGGTCGAAGCCGCCACTAAGCTGGCGACTGTGACAATCATCGTCACATAGCCAATAATTCCCATGATATCCATTTATTCCTCCAAAGCTGCTTGCAATTGATCGTTGTACCAATTGAATGCTGCTAGTCGCGTATCCAACTCAGCCTGCACATCATTAAATTGACCTTGCAACGTTGCGATTTCAGACCGCAAACGATCCATTTTGGCCTGCATGTTTTGTATATTGGGAGGGAGTTCGACGATCTCTGGCTGTCCTTCTTCTTCATGTCGAAGGAACTCTTCCCCAGACTCCCCATCCATCAACACGTCTTCTTCTTTAGTTAAAGACTCTTCCGCCATCTTTTTCCACCTTCCAAACATTTAAATTTGCTGCCACTGTGCGACGTTCACCATCACCTTCGAAAGGATACACCATGTGCTGCAACCAGGAGGGGAACATTAGGAACTTACCGATCTCAGGTTTGATGACAAAACTCTGTGGAGGGCGCAACCGCTGTACGTCCATCAATGAATTAATGCCGTAGTTAAAGGCCAAGCAACCATCAGAATTACCCGACGCATTGTATAAGTTGTACTCAGGGCTTCCTGCTGTAGGCTGATCGAGTATCTGCTGGGGCACCTTGGTCCATGAAGTGATGGAAATACCCATGATCGTCTTAGTGCCATGGTCATGAATGGGGTTGTAGTCCCGTTCATAGCTATGCACGGACCAAAGCTCATCTACCTCAACAGCTAACTGATCCTTAAATGGATTGCCCGTTGTGGAAGCAAAGTTGGTGAGGTAATCGATGGATAAGATTTCTGTCATTTTGCAGAAATCATTAAGCCGTGGATCGTTATGATCCATGGTTAATTGCTGCCCATGACCGATCTGCCCCACCAGCGTACCGGCGTGGGAAGTACGGTCCTCCTGCTCCATCAGCTCGTCCAAGTACGTGTTCAGCCCTGACACCATGGCGTCGGGCATCTTCGCTTCTAGCAGGAACACCGCCGGGAGCGTGTGTACCTGATATTCCTGTTCCATTTAGGACGGAATAGAAAAGCTGTCGTCAGGCTCTGGCGGTACCACGGGACTGGTAATTACCGATTCCACTTGGCTGGCAAATACCGTATCCCAGTGCGTCACTGGACACAGAGCCACGATTTGAGCCTTAGTCCACGAGCCTTTAGCCTTGGGCGTAAAGACCACGTTGCCCTCGGAATCGGTCGCATCGACATGCGTCGAGAAGGTGGACGTGTAGTACGTCGCATCCCCTTCCGAATCGTTCTCGTAGGTATATTCCAAGTCCCATTCCTGAACCTTGCTTGACTTGCTATACGGGATAGCTTTCGTCAACGCTTTAGTCACTGCCATTAGTTTTGCTCCTTTTTGAGTTTTTCAACTTCAGCCGAAAGTTCTTGAATTGCATTCACCAGCATCGGCACAAACTTGTTGTACTTGAGTCCGTACATCTGACCGTCTTCACTGAGGCTGGAGATTAGGTTTTTCTTATCCGATTTGCCGAAGCCCAGTTGCTCTTCTAGTGCATCCACATCCTGTGCAAGAAAGCCTACATCTAACTGGTCTTTCTTGTAGGTGCCATCAGGAAGAATATCCTGCTCATCGCTGTAAAGACTGCGCTGATCCCAACGGTAGGTTTTCGGTTGCAGTTGATTGACAAACTCCAAGCCAACATCTAAATCCTCGATGTCGGTCTTATCCCGTTCATCAGAGGCAATCGTCCAATCGACTTGGATGTGGGCTGCGGTGATATTCTCATCGCCAAGGCAAATGAAATTATCTCCTGTTGTAACAGCGCCCCCGGGACTTCCTGTGCGTCCTGCCTCATAGCCCAAAATTAAATTATTATCACCGCTGGTCACGCTATTACCGGCAAGACTCCCGACAAACGTGTTATTTATGCCCGTGTTTACCGTCCTACCAGAATAATAACCAACAGCAGTATTACTCATATCAACGGCACTAGCTGGCTCTTGGTAATACAAGGCTTGAAAACCAATGGCCGTTGACGTGCTACCATCAATATTAGTAGTCAGAGCCTCATGCCCTAAAGCGACATTGGCCGTACCTACAGTATTAGCCCCCATTGCAGCATAGCCTATGGCGGTATTGTTAGATGCTGTGGTATTAGCATCTAAAGCATTCGTACCCATAGCAACGTTGTTTGCGCCTGTGGTGTTGGCCTCTAAAGCATAAGCACCAATAGCCGTATTATTAGATGCCGTGGTGTTAGCCTCAAGCGCATCTTTACCAAGGGCCGTATTGCTGGCTCCAGTGGTGTTGGCACTAAGAGCACTATAACCAACACCCGTGTTAAAAGAGGCTGTCGTATTTGCATATAAGGAAACACTTCCTACAGCAGTGTTATATGCGCCTGTTGAGTTAACCAGCAGCGCACTACCACCGATGGCCGTATTATTCGAGGCCGTAGTATTAGCACCCAGCGCATTGTCACCAATAGCGGTGTTGACTCCCCCAGTGGTATTGGCGTCTAGGGCGGCAAAACCCACGGCAGTATTGTCTACGCCAGTGGTATTTGCATACAAAGCTGATCTACCAACGGCAACATTACCCGCTGCCGTATTGCTTTGTAATGCTCCAGAACCAACGGCAGTATTATAGTTGGTAGTGGTGCTTGAGGCCCCCGCATAATAACCTATCAGGGTGTTTTCAATTCCCGTAGTAACTGCTGTTCCGGCCAGATAACCCAATATAGCGTTATCTGATCCTGTCGTTGCTGCTGTCAATGCGTTATAGCCAACAGCGGTATTTCTTTGTCCTGTGGTGCTTGTTCCAGAAGCACCATAACCAATGGCTGTGTTGTAGCTTGCAGTGGTATTCGCATCTAAAGCATTGTTTCCTACCGCGACGTTATATGCGCCAGTACTATTGACATACATCGCACCCTGACCCACGGCAGTGTTGTAACTCGCGGTAGTGTTGCCACCAAGAGCACCCTCTCCGAAAGCGGTATTATTTGCCCCTGTGCTATTGGCATCTAAAGCACTAGAACCAACAGCGGTGTTATTAGAAGCCGTGGTATTGGCCGCTAAAGCTGACGTTCCCACAGCGGTATTGGATGCGCCTGTGGTGTTGGTTGTTAAGGCGTCCATTCCAACAGCCACGTTATTACTTGCGGTCGTATTGGCATATAAAGCATCTTTACCAACAGCAACATTCTGTGTGCCCGTAGTGTTAGTAGTCATGGCGTAGTAACCAATAACAGTATTATTATTTGCAGTGGTATTAGCATCTAGTGCATAAGCACCAACAGCGACATTCTGTGTGCCTGTGCTGTTGGCATATAAAGCTTGGAATCCTACGCCCGTATTATTAGAAGCAGTTGTATTGGCAAATAAAGCCTGCGCTCCAACAGCAGTATTACTTGCACCCGTAGAGGTTGTACCAAGAGCGCTATATCCAAGTGCCGTATTGTCGTCTGCTGTTGTTATAGCATCGCCAGCATTACGGCCCACGGCAGTATTCTGATCCCCC